CATAGTTTGAATCAATGGCATTAAACTGATTGCGCAATGGCCAGTAAATGTTGTTTGAGAACGTATTGGCAGGATTATCAAGTGTCTTGATATTGTTTTCTACAAATATGTTGGTGAGAGGATCGGCAATAAAGATGTGATCTTTGCGCTTGCTTTCAGCCAGGCTAACAAATTCATTAGCAACTGCAAGGTAATTTGATACAACAGCTGGTACAGATGATGGATTCTGTGCTGTTAAGCTTGCTGTAGCTGAAGGATAAGGTACAGAATCATCAAAGTAACCAGAAGTTGCTGGGTTAAACGAATTAGCGTAAATTGTACCTAACCCGGCTTCAACTGTTACATTAATTGGATACAGATCTGTGTTGTCAAGTCTGGCAAATGCATTCTGTAACTTAGCTGGTAAATTACCAATGATCTTAGTATTAATGTCTTGCTGTGAGAAATCACCCAAAGCAATTATTGCATCAGTTGCACCTATGCGATTAATAAAACCTGCATATGTTGCAGATGGTGCACCTATGCGTGTTGCATATGCTGCAGCATCTTCATTGTTGACTGGGAATTGCATTGGTGTGCTCAAGAAACGAACCTTCTTTGTAGGTACACCAGAAAGATCCAGCCATGTGCTTGTGTTCTTATTAGAAATAAAAGGATTGATCAGTGTTGTCATTTGCGTGGAGCTATTATCAACTGTCTCCATAAAGAAACTAATGGCAGGTCCACCATTAGGACTGTTGATCTGTCTGAATGTATCAAATGATGCATTGTAGCTTTCTTCTAAGACGTAATCTAAAGCAATTGTGTCAGGTGAGAATACAGACTGGCGTAGTTTGAATACACCAAATGTGACTGTGTCGTCAAACTGATTGGTTGAAGTATCAAATGTTGGTACATTCTCCATTACCTCAGAAACACTGCCTGTAGCACCACCAGATGATGCTGAAAGCGCAAAATTGAGTCTCACATCAGGAATTGTTACATAGTTACTGATAGCAACTGCAGTTGTATTAATTGAAAGTACACTATTAACACCATTGAATGGTGTTGCTGGATTTAAGTTCGTATTGTCCATGACACCAAAATAATAGCCTTCATATCGAGAGTTAATAGTCGATTGCGACTTGTTAAGGATGATCATGCCTGCAGCGCTCAAAGATGCTACTGTATTGAAAGTTGATGAACCAGATGTATTATTAGCCCATGTGAAGCCATTGCCACGAATAAGATCCAGATATTGTGTTGTGTTGAGTTTGAGGTGTGTAGGCTTACCAAAGAAATATGCACCAGATGTTACATCAAGGGCTGTTGATGATGCTCCGTTAACATATGATACAACTGGGTATACTAGTGCACTATAATTTGCGCTTGTGTCAATACCAGCTGCAGAGCCATATGGCAATCTATATACTAGAATATCTGCTGGGCTATTGAAAACTGATTTTACTGAATGGTAAAAATATCTTTCTGCAGCATTTGTAGGCTGTCCAAAGATTTGCTCGTGTTCAGAAAGGCTTGATACTTTGATTGGTTCGGAAAGTGGGCCTCTTGGAGCAAAGCCAGGGATAAACACTGTAGTTGCTGGAGATCCTACTGCTCTTAATGAAAGGTCAATTTCTTGAATTTGTACGCCGGGGCTTTGGATCGTTCTTGCCATATAAAGTATTTATGTTTCTTCAAGTAAAACTTTTTTACTTTTTATAAATTATCTACATTTTCAACTAAATTTGCAATAAATTGTGAGTAAGCGAAAGAGAAAGTAGTGTCAATTTCACTGCCATCTCTGTAGTTAAATTCAACACCACCAAGTTCTGTTGGAAAGGCTTGGGTGTATCTAAACTCTATGGTTCTTTTGTCATATTCATCAAGTGCATAGATAGATATGTCTGATCTGTACAAGAGCTGTGTAGGTGATAATCCTTGATCTTTAGTAATTTGCACAAGAGGAACACCATCTGTTGTTAGGTTATTAACATCATATGTGCTTGTCTTGTCATTGTTTAGCAAGTTTAACCATGAATATAACACCCAGTAATTATAGAATCGATTATCTACTGTAAAATTAATGGTCAATGGTGGATACGGGCTTCTAGAAATACTTGAATGTAATAATGTTTGCCCGGCATATCTTGTTTGTACTTCGGGCACATCAACATTAGGCACTACAGCACCATATATAGAGAACTGTAATGAATCAGGGTTAATGCCTTGCTCTCCACTTCTAAACTTAGATGCTATTTTCTTCAGTGCATCAGGTAAGTTTAATACAAATAGAAATTTATCTTTGCGCGACTTGTTAAACGGGCTCTGCATGTATGCTGTGTTGTTAGGCATATATTAATTTATTCTCTTCCACCCTTGTGACTCTAGGTCTTCCATCTCAGAAAACTCTTTTTCGCCATTACCAGAGAATACAATAGGTGGTGGTATGAACCCTTCTTTGTTCTTCTCATTACTATAGATTGAGGCTGGGTTAACAAAATATTTGATGCCATAGTCGAGTTGTTTGAGCTTAAGAGGTTTTTTATTATCATCAACTTCTGTGATTTCAAAATATTTCTCTGTGAGCTCATTTTCTAAGATCATGAGTGTCCATACCAAACTCATGACACGATCATCCCAGCTATCAGCACCAGATTTTGCAGACCATGTACCATTTGGATGGCGAACAAACCCTTTGAGTTCAATCAATGTGTTAATATCTCTAATCTTTACAGCTCTGAGTTCGTTGATCCAGTATCGCATGTTCATAACACCTTTGTATTTTGTGTTGGTATGAGCTTGTACGCCAATCTTTTTATAATCAGTACCTGCAATCTTAGGCCCATAGCTCACTAGATTTTCATAGCCAAGAGTGTGACGCAACTGATCTACTACTTGTGCACCACAATTATTTCTTTCAACTAGTGCTGGCGGTGAACCCCAATGTTGGAGAATTTCATGTAGCTTGGTTGTAAAATTGTATGGGCTAATGCTTCTATTATGATATACTGCTACTTGTTTAATGTTGCGTAAATCTGTTATATCAAGAATTTGAGCTACGCTAGCTGCTTCTCCAACTCCTTCACTAATATCTACACCAACCACATACAAATTTTCTTTTTGTGGTTCCTCCCACATGAGGTAATGACCGTCTTCAAAAATAAAATTTGGTTCAGTGCATTCTGTTTTCAATTCCTCAAAAAGTTTTTCATCAACTGCACTTTCACCTGACTGTAGAAACACATTGCCATACTCTTGATCAAATGCTTCGCGACTGCCCATGGAGCGTATGGTATGTTCTTTCCATTCTTCGTCGCGACCGGGAACCTCCCACCAATCAACCTTTTCTGCTTTCCAGCCATTAGTGCCTTCTGTTGCTCCTGAATACAATGTATGAAATAAATTACCTGTGCCATTGGGTGTACTGGCAACAAATATTTTACTTCTCTTGGAGCTTGAAATAATTGGATATACAGATTTCCAAAATTCTTCAACCAGGTGATTATCAATAAAGGCCAACTCATCCAATATGAGAACATTGCAACTATCACCTCGGCCTGCATCACTACTAGTTGTAGATATGCCTATGCTGCTTCCATTGCCTAGTACCATGGCAGTTTTTCCATATTCAACAGCACCAGGTTTTAAGTAGTTAGGTAGTTGCTCATACGCAAGTCTGATGCGTTTAAAGATATTAATTGCTGTTTGTTCTTTATTGGCAACAACAAGTATTCTCTGATCTTCATAAAAACATGCAATCCATAGTGCATAGATTGTCATGAGAGTTGTTTTGCCAATTTGTCTTGATGCAAGACAGACAACAAATCTGCTGTCTCTCAAGCTTCTAAGAATTTTCTTTTGATAGCCATGCAGTGCTATTTTCTCTTTGCCACGATCCAGGTTTATAATGTAGAAGAAATTTTCAGCAAAATATAATATGTTCTTTCTGCACTTGGCTATATCTTTAACCCACTCTGGATGCTCTGCATAATCAAATGTAGCATCTGGCCGAGGCAGACTGGTGTTACCTAAATAAAATTGATTCTCTGGTTTTTTAGGCATATAATATATAAATACTTAAGATGAATAACACAAGAACGCTAGTAGAGATGGGTAATTTCTATGAAAAGACTATCATAGAAGAAAAGAAATCAGTATTCCCTCCTAAGGGTACTTTTGAGCTAGCCACAGCGAAGAAAGCTGGTCCTGGTGAAGCTAAGAAAGCCCCTTTTGTTGATACCAAGGGTTCAGGCCCATGTGCTGAAGGCAATGGATTTGATGAGAAAAAATTGCTTGAT